CCCATCTGTCTGGGTAGTAAGTTGCAACAGATTCATTGTTTGTTCTGATGTTACCCAACCCTGCTGATCCACTTCCTGGATACTTCGTGGTTGTGATGTAACTGTTTTTGTATTCTTTAACATTGTAGCCTGAACGTCTAGTGTTCCAAAGCAATATACCTTGTGGGAATAAAGTTGGATCTGGCGCATCAGGGTCTAAGAAACCATCGCTTAACAAGTTTTTAATTGTTGAAGCTACACCTGCCGCTGTTGATGTTCCTGCACCTTTATCAGTTGATGTGTGCCATCTTGCATCTGCGAAAACTACGCCATCTTCTGTTGTTTGATCAGTGCCGTCGACTGCAACCCACGCCGCACCAGTTGTTGTAACTGCTACTTGGTTGGCTGTATTCGATGAACTAATCGAAGCCGATGTGTTGTATTTGTAAAGTTTTGGAAAGTTTTCTAAGTCTGCAGTGTCGATCCATAAGTCGTTAGTCACAAGTGCAGTACCATCTGATTGTAGAGTTGGTGCTGTTGCTGAAAACTGTGGACCACTTGGATCTGTAGTTGCGTATGCTGTTGCATATCCAACCCATGTTGTTCCGTTGTGTGACATGATGTCAGCTTCTAAGTTTGTGTTATACCATAATGTACCATCTGCAGGCTCATTGTTTGGTGAACTAGATGAAGCAGTGTAACTTAATTTTTTCCAATTTGAAGCAATAATCTCACTTGTTGTTGATGAGTCATCTCGGTCTCCTTGCGGAGCAACATACAAGTTATCGATTAGTGTTGTACTGCTCGCTGTGTATGATCCGTAAGCATGTGCTGTTGTTGTGTCGAACCCAGCGTCTGCTAATGGAGTTCCTGATGTGTCTTTCATTCTAAATTCACCACCTAATGCGTGAGTTATTACTATCTCACCAGTAGCTAATTTACTAGCACTAACATTTACCAATCCAAGACTTCCGCCACCGTTGATATCTGCTATAAATGTAGTAGCAGTTGTACCACTCATTGTGATCTCTGTTGAATTCAATGTTGCTTGATTCTTAACTGATTCTTGAATTGTAAATTTATTTGAACCTGTAAAAGTTGGAGCAGTTAATTTACTTGTGATAGTAGTTGCTCCGCCTTCGTATCTAAATAATTGAAAGTCTGCAACATTCGGAGTAAGGTCTGATGAAATACCAGTTGCTACGGCCTGTTCAGTGATGTTGTACTGTGCGTATAAAGTTCCTGGTAGTACGTTAGTTCCACCTTTAGCCGCATCTAAATTGTAGATTGCTGAATGGTTTGTTGCATACAATGGTGAACTTACTGTTGAGAAACTTGCACTTGCACTGCTGTAAAGTTTAGCAACAATGTTAGCACCTGAGTTTGCGTTAGTAGTCTTAAACCAAACTGAACCAGATGGTCTGTTGTCATCTGCAGTTTTCCAAGTTGGTCTGTTTGTATGTTTGTCTTGTAAAAGTGTAACCCCTTTGTAGGTGCCGGCTGTAATTCCTAATGATGCAAGTACTCCGTTACCTTCTTCAAATCTGATTGTGTTTTTTCCATCTGTTGAGTCACCTAATGCTAGACCATTGTGGAATATCTCTAGGTTACCGGTTACTGAGTTGACTGAAGCTGTAACGTTAGTCACGTTAGAACCGATCGCTGATGCAACATCTGATAGTGCTGTTCCGCCTGGAGTAACTGTTATGCCGTTCATACTCATAGTCTGACCTGAAACAACTACTGTTCCAGAAGCAATGGAAATCACAGGTAAAGATGTGTGCCATGCACTTGATCCAACCTGTACCCATGTGTTACTTGCTGTCTTCTTGTAGATCTTATTTGTTACGTGTGTTGTGTTAATAGCATATGAACCAATTGTTCCAATTGAAGTTAGTGGTGCACCAGTAGAAACAGCGCCAACTAGATCAGCAGTTGCTGATATCAAGATTGGAGTAATTGTTGTAAATGATTGATTAGTTTTTGACCATTCAAAAGTACCGTAGCTAGTTGATGCAAGGTCAAACCAGTATGTTCCATCTGTTGGTGTTGCTGTAGGAGCCGATGCACTACCTAGTAATTCACTAGTGTTAACATTTGCTCTTAGAACGAAAGCTCTGTTGGCTACACCCAAGAATGAGTAAGCCGCTTGTAGACCGTATTCGTTCAATTCATAACCGTGTAATGAATTTCCTGAAGCGTCTGTGTAGAAACTCGGATCTCCGAAAGTTTCTGTTAATTCTCTTTGAGACGAGATCAAGTAAGCAGTGTTGGCGTTAGCAACTGTTGTTCCTGCCGCTGTTCCGTCGCCTGCTCCGTTTTTCTTATCTTGTCCTGATGCTATTATAAAAAGAGGTGTAGTACCTGCGTCTGCGGGTATGTAAAAACTTTCGTTTATTACTGAAACCTCTACTCCTGGTGATGTTAATGCCATTTTTGTATTCTCCTTGCAAGTTTATACGTATACTAGAGTTATTTATTCAATCGCACGGTTTATACGATATAACTTACCATTTTCTGGTGCCTATATAGGTGACTTAAATAAGCATATGCAGTACGAGAATAGACCTATATGTAAGCAGTGTCGAGAGAAGCCTAGAGCATATGCTTACAAGAAAGATGACCGCATATACTGGCGTAGTCTGTGTGACACTTGCAGTAGGAAGAAAGCTGGGAAACGTGTTGGAGGAGTGACTCCTTTGCAAAGGTCAGGATATAAGAAACACAAGAAATGTGAATTGTGCGGATTTAAAGCACAGCAACTTAAACAGTTAGATGTGTTTTTTGTAGACGGTGATATGCGGAATACTGCGGCTTCTAATCTAAAAACTATTTGCGCCAATTGCCAAAGGTTGGGTAGTGTCCGTAGACTTGGATGGCGTATTGGTGATCTTGTTGCTGATGATTAGATCGTCAACTTGTTGATATAACTCTTCTAGTGTTCCATCATTCTTGATAACATAATCAAACTCTGATTTTGCCCATGCATATTCCGAAGAGTGTATACCTACAGGTTTTATGTTGTCTTCTACGTAGCTTGTAAACCACTCGGGATTTTGTCCTCTTTTAACAAGTATAATTTTTCCACTAATATCTTTAATTTCTTTAATTTCGTTTATAAATCTTGTGTCAGATATTACTGTAGGTGTTCCGTTGTATCTTCCTAAACAACTGTCTCTCCATATGCCGTCATACATTTGACCACGCATAACTTCTGTACCAAAATATTGTAGTACCCATCTCGGAGTTACTTCTTTGCCCATTTGCTTACTCCAGAATGCATCAGGTTGCTCTCTCCATGCTCTGCTCTCATCAGTCTTGCCTTCAAGCATTTCTCTGTCCCAATTGAACATAGAACTTACTGCGTCTTTTAAACTTTTTGCAAATGAATCTCTTTTGAAATTATGTTTCTGTGCCAGTCTTTCTGCAACTGTATCTTTACCAGAACTTATTAATCCTACTACACCTATTAACATAGACTTATTATACTATTTTTTTAAACGTTTTTCAATCTCTTTTTTAACATCATGGATCTGTGTTAATACCAGTTTACGCATACTTAATTTTTTCTCTTTTAGTGCGTGTATAGACATGTTCTCTAGATCGTCAACCATGTCGGCTAATTCATCTAGTGTACATTTGGTAAGTTTCTTATATATGGAGTCTATCATTACTTGTATTTAAAATGATATGTGGTAGAGCAATCTAGTACTAGAAGTTAACCTATAACAAAACTTGTTGGACTTCCGCCTTCTTGGAAGTTGCCAATCTCGCCTTCTAGTCTTTCCATTTCTGATTGGCCTTCATTCTTCAATGCATCACCGTTTAGTGTTGTTCCACCTTGTGGTCCTGCTATGGTGTTAAATTTACCTCTTGCTTCTCCCAACATAAGTTTAGACACTGCAAGTGTGTAATCTCTAATCCACGGCTTAGAATAGATGTCTTTGAACAGTGTTATATCTGGTCTATAATTGTCAGTATGCATGAGAATTGTTTCATCATCGGCTCTAGGTCTCTGTGTAATGGTCAATTTTTTTGTTGCAACATCGTAATGAAAATGGATGAAACTTCCAAACATTTTACCTACCATTTCTTGGTATGATGCAAATGCGTAGTACGTAGCTAGTCCACCTGTTGCACCTGCTTTTAACAGATAGGTGTTTGTGTATGCAAGGTTAAAAGGTTCAAACATTGTTCCACTTTCTCCGCCCTCTCCTCTAGATCCAACACTTCTTCTATTGAGGTTTCTTACATTGATTATCTCATCTGGCAAAATATATGTATTCTGATTTTTTTTTAATTGAAGAAAAGCATAAGATTCTTCCACAGCGTTTGATGATCTCTGTCTAAATTTGTTGACTGCTCTTTCCAGTGCCGTTTGATAGTGTTTAGGGTCTAATTCAACGTCAATCATACCATCGCCTAGATTATTTTTGACGTAATCAAATATCTCTTGTTGTCCTGTTTGTAGTTCTGACATACACATATTTATAGTAGTTGTGCATTCAATAAATATGTATGATATGCCAAGATTGTCCATTTTTAAGCCTGATAAAGGCAATGACTATAAGTTCTTCGATCGTAACATTAAAGAGATGTTTATCGTTGGAGGGACGGACCTACATTTCCACAAATACATAGGCCCTTACGATCAGGGAGAAACAAACAAGGACGGAGCGGCAAGTCCCACACAACCACAGTATTCAGGTGATACATTAAACGAAAGAACCATACAGGATCTGTTATTTCTAGAGAACAGAGATAGGAAATATGATGACGACGTTTATGTTGTAAGAGGAATTTACAATGTGCAAGATGCGGACTTCAACCTATCACAGTTTGGTATGTTCCTACAGAACGACACACTATTTTTAACCGTACACTTGAACGACATTGTTGAAAGATTGGGCAGGAAACCAATGTCAGGTGATGTCATAGAATTCCCACACATGAAAGAAGATTATTCATTAGACGAAAGCATACCGATCGCATTGAAAAGATATTACGTAGTAGAAGATGTGAACAGGGCGGCAGAAGGGTTCTCACAGACATGGTGGCCACACCTGTTGAGATTGAAGATGAAGACAATGGTAGACTCTCAAGAATTCAAAGACATCATAGGTGATGCAACTACGACAGGATCTGTTGCCAACTACATGTCAACATACAACAGAGAAAAATCAATTAACGAACAGGTGGTTGCACAGGCAGAAGCAGACGCACCTAAGTCAGGATTCAACTACAAGCAGTACTATGTTGCACCTATAGATGAGAGAGGAAATATTAGGACAGACAATGTCAATTCTACTGATCCAGTGAGTGGTGACAAAACGATCAATGCCGTGATAGACACTCCTGCAAGTTCACACTACGGATTCTATTTAAACGGAGACGGTGTCGCACCAAACGGTGCTCCAGCAGGATTTGGAATAACATTTCCTACTTCGAATGTTGATAAAGGTGATTATTTTTTAAGAACAGATTACCTACCAAATAGATTGTTCCGTAATGACGGCACTAGATGGATCAAAGTGGAAGATTCAGTTAGAATAACTACTACTAACAACGATTCAAGAGCCAACTTTAAAACAAGTTTTGTTAACAATGCAACAGAATCAACAATAAACGGATTAACAGTGACTCAAAGGCAAACACTAACAGACGCTCTCAAACCCAAGGCTGACAATTAAGATATGCACATATATAAATGGACGCACATTGAATCTGGAAGATGTTATATTGGACAA